GCGCGAGATCGCGGTGGCCTTCGGCATTCCGCCCATGCTGATGGGCATTCCCGGCGATGCGACCTATGCGAATTACCAGGAGGCGCATCGCGCGTTCTATCGCCTGACGGTGTTGCCGCTGGCAGCGCGGGTGACGGCGGCGCTGGCGCATTGGCTGGGCGGTTTCACCGGCGAGGCGGTGGATCTGCGCCCCGACCCCGACCAGGTGCCCGCGCTGGCGGCCGAGCGTGACCAGCAGTGGCGCCGCGTGGGCGAGGCCGCGTTTCTGACCGAGGCCGAGAAGCGCGCCCTGCTTGGGCTGCCGCGCCTGGCGGACGAGGGATGAGCGGCCGGCGAGACGTGGGCGGATCGAGGTATCTGTATGACAGTTTCGATCCCGGCTTTGCCCCCGGTTTCGGCGCCGCCCATGCCCGGATCGACGCGAACGAGCGGGTCGCCGAGGAGCGTTGGCACGCGCTCGAGCGGCGGCTGGAGCGGATCGACGGCGGGCTTGACCGGCTTGAGAAGCGTCTGTGGCTGACGGTGTACGGTGTTGTCACCATCGTGCTGTCGCAACTGGTGCCCCAGGTCATGGCGGGGTTTGGGCCATGAGGGTTTCCACGTGGAAGGAGAAACGATGAGCGAGGCGGGGGATTTTCCCGATGCGGCGGGGCTGGAGCACAAGTTCCATCGCCCCGAGGCCGGTCTGACGCTGGGGGCGGATGCGCGCATCGAGGGCTATGCGAGCCTGTTCGGCGCACCGGACCAGGGCGGCGACGTGGTGATGGCGGGGGCCTATGCGGCGTCGCTGGCGGCACTGGCCGCGGCGGGGCGCCGTGTGAAGATGCTGTGGCAGCACGATCCCGCGCAGCCCATCGGCGTCTGGGACGAGGTGCGCGAGGATGCACGCGGCCTGTGGGTGCGGGGGCGCATCCTGGCCGATGTGGCGCGCGGCCGCGAAGCGATGGCGCTGATCGGGGCGGGGGCGCTGGACGGGCTGTCCATCGGCTATCGCACCCGGCGGGCCGAACGGATGCAGGGGGCCGGGCGCCGCCTGATCGAGGTGGAGCTTTGGGAGGTGTCGCTTGTCACCTTTCCGATGCTGCCGCAGGCGCGGGTTTCGGCCAAGGCCGAGGACGCGGGGGACGAGACGGCGCTGATGCGCGCGCTGGCCGCGACATTCACCCTGGCCACGGCGCGGATCGCGCGGGGCTGAAGCCACATTCACCAGAGGATGACCAGATGAGCAAGACCGAGGCGAAGGCCGCGGGCGGGCAGGATATGCCCGGCCTCCGCGTGCCCCCGCATCCCGGCGCGACGGAGGTGAAAGCCGCCGTCGACGGGTTTCTGAGCGCGTTCGACACCTTTCGGGGCGAAATCAATTCCAGGCTGCAACAACAGGAAGAGCGACTGACCATGCTGGATCGCAAGACTGCCACGGGCGCGCAGCGCCATCCCCTTTCGACGGGCACCGAGGGCGGCGCCCATGCGCCGCACCTGGCGGCCTTTGGCGCCTATCTGCGTTCGGGCGACGATGACGCGCTGCGCGGCCTGCGCCTTGAGGGCAAGGGCCTGAGCACGGCGGTTTCGGCCGAGGGCGGCTATCTTGTCGATCCCGCCACGTCCGAGGCCATTCGCGGCGTGCTGCATGCCACCGCGTCGATCCGGCAGGTGGCGTCGGTCGTCACCGTCGAGGCCACGTCGTTCGACGTGCTGGTCGATCACAGCGATCTGGGCACGGGATGGGCGACCGAGGCCGGCCCCCAGTCGGAAACCGCGACCCCGCTGATCGACCGCATCACCATCCCGCTGCACGAGTTGTCGGCGATGCCGAAGGCGAGCCAGCGGCTGCTGGACGACAGCGCCTTCGACATCGAGGGCTGGCTGGCCGCGCGGATCGCCGACAGGTTCGCCCGCGCCGAGGCGCAGGCCTTTGTCAGCGGCGACGGCGTGGACAAGCCGCGCGGGTTCCTGACGCATCCGGCGGTGCAGAACGATGCCTGGGCCTGGGACAGCCTGGGCTATATCGCGACCGGCGTTGCGGGGGATTTCGCGCCTGTCAACGCGTCGGACGCGATCGTCGACCTGGTCTATGCGCTCGAGGCGCCGTACCGGGCCAACGCGGTTTTCGTGATGAATTCGAAAACCGCGGGCGCGGTGCGCAAGATGAAGGATGCCGACGGGCGGTTCCTGTGGGCGGACGGGCTGGCCTCGGCCGAGCCGGCGCGGCTGATGGGCTATCCGGTGCTGATCGCCGAAGACATGCCCGACATCGCGCCCGATGCCTTCGCGCTGGCCTTCGGCGATTTCCGGGCCGGATACACCGTGGCCGAGCGCCCCGATCTGCGGGTGCTGCGCGATCCGTTCAGCGCCAAGCCGCATGTGCTGTTCTATGCGACGCGGCGTGTGGGCGGCGATGTGAGCGATTTCAAGGCGATCAAGCTTTTGCGCTTTGCCGCGAGCTGAGGCCGCGGGGCCTGAGGCGCCCGCCCCGGACCGGGGCGGGCGGAACATGCGGCTGGCGCAGGGGGCAGGGCGATGATGTTGAAGGAACTGGGCGTGGTGCCCGTGGCGGCGCTGCCGCTGGCGGCGCTGCGCGCGCATTTGCGGCTGCCGGAGGGCGCGCCCCCCGGCCCGCACGACGCGGCCGAGGCGGCGGGGCTGGAACAGGCGTTGCGCGCCGCGCTGGCCGCGATCGAGGCGCGGACGGGCAAGGCGCTGATCGCGCGGGCGTTCGAACTGCGGCTGAATGCCTGGCGCGGGGACGGGTGCGCGCAGGTGTTGCCGGTGGCGCCGGTGGCCGCGATCACCGCGTTCGCCATGCGCGACGCGGGCGGCGGGCTGACCCCTGTCGAGGCGGCGCGCTGGCGGCTTGAGGAAGACATGCACCGCCCGCGGCTGGTGGCGGCGGGATACCTGTTGCCCGACATTCCCGCGGGCGGCCGCGCCGAGGTGACGTTCACCGCCGGGTTCGGACCGGACTGGGCCGATCTGCCCGGCGATCTGCAACAGGCGGCGTTGATGCTGGCCGCGCAATACTGGGAAGAGCGCCACGCGGGTGCGAGCCATGCGGCGCCTGCCGTGCGCGCGGTGCTGCCCTTTGGCGTGGCCGCGCTCGTCGAGCGTTGGCGCCTGCTGCGCGGGCCGGGGGGGCGAGCATGACGCGGGCGCCGGTTCCCACCCGCGCCGTCGTGCTTGAACGTGCGCAGCCTGCCCCGGATGGCGCGGGCGGTTTCGCCACGGTCTGGGAGGCCGTCTGCACCCATTGGGCCGAGTTCCGCCTGGGCCCCGGGCGCGCGCGCCAGGGCGCCGAGGGCGTGCCGCTGGGGGCCGTCGACTGGCGGCTGTACCTGCGTGCCTTGCCCGAGGGGCATCCTTGCCGCCCGGTGCCGGGGATGCGGTTTCGCGACGGGCTGCGGATTTTCCCGGTGCTGGCCGTCGCGGAGGCCGATGCGCGCGGCGCATGGACGGTGTGTTTCACGCGCGAGGAGGTGCCGGGATGAGCTATGCCATGGCGGAGGCGTTGCAGGGTGCGATCTATGCGCGCCTGTCGGGGGATGCGGCGCTGGCGGCGCTGGTGGGCGATGCGGTGCATGATGCGATCCCGCCGGGCACACCGCCGGGCACCTTCGTGCTGATCGGCCCGGAGGAGGTGCGCGATGCGTCGGACATCGGCGGTGCCGGGGCCGAGCATCGGCTGACGATCAGCATCATCACCACGGCCGACGGCTTTCGTTCCGCAAAGGCGGCTGCGGTCGCGGTGTCGGATGCGTTGGCGGCGCCGTTGCCGGCGCTGGCGCGCGGCCGGCTGGTGGGGCTGTGGTTTCAGCGCGCCGTCGCCCGGCGCGAGCGCCCGGCCGCGCCCGGCGCGGCCGAGGTGCGCCGCATCGACCTGGTCTATCGCGCGCGGGTGGAAGACGACGCCCTGTAGCCGGGCGGTTTCAGCAATCAGAAGGAGGGGCGCCGATGGGTGCGCAGAACGGCAAGGATTTGCTTATCAAGATGGACATGACCGGGGACGGCCAGTTCATCACCATCGCGGGGCTGCGCGCCACGCGGATCAGCTTCAACGCCGAGACGGTGGATGTCACGAGCCTGGAAAGCGTGGGCGGCTGGCGCGAGCTGTTGGCGGGCGCGGGTGTGAAGAGCGCCGCGATATCCGGGTCG